GCATCCATAGCACCATGAGGCATCCACCCGGAGACAGCAAAGGTGGGCATATGAACTTAGCTAAGGCTGAGTGCTGAGCACATCCCGGAGGACCCTTCGCTAGGTAACATGAATGTTACACTTGATCATCTTCTATACAGAAGGTATCATTGGCATCACAACCAATGACATCACATGAGTAATTGTAGCACATACAATGACAAAGTGGTACATAACCACACACGGGACAAAAGCCCGAGTGTAGTCACTCCTCACAAACTAAAAAGTTTGCTGGAGGCTTCACACCAGGAAGTGGTGTCGTGGAAACATAAAACTTCACGACTTTAACCACATTCGCGGTACCGGAAGCAGGAGCTGAGTCGAATTGCCAAACAAAATTGTAGGCAGACTTGACCTCAGCAACCGTAGTGCCTGGTGGAAACACCAATTGCTTGGCACTGTATTTTCCTGCCTTCACACGTGTCCTATTGGGCGCATTTGGACCGGTGGCATTGGATGGATCGAAATCATCCTTAAGCCGGCATAACCATCCGGCTTTAGTGATGAATCCATACATCACAGAATAGACCTTGGTTGAATCATGCAAGGCCTTAATCTTCCCCAGCTCAGTACGCATGGAGGCATAGGCTATGTCACCCGAAATCCAGGAAGCTGGAAACTCAAAGCCTGAAACTTCATGCCATTGTTCACCTGGGAAAGACTTCCAAGTGGGTAGATTGATTGGCATGGAACCAACCACCATATTTGGTGGTTGTGATCGCTGTTGAACAGCCCAGTTGCGAGAACGAGCTGTCGGCTTGCGTCTCCCACCACGATTAGGCGGGGCATTAACAGGTGAATACCATTTACCATTCACCTCGATAGCATTACTAAAATTAGACATGTTGTGCTGAAAATGGGACGGAAAGTACAGGAAAAGGCTTCTTCAAGACAAAGACCCCCACGCAACCTGCGACCGGGGGACCCAAATAAGGGTATCCATCCCACGAACACATAAATCACGGAGTCGGGGTATTCTGTCCCTGCCTCTTTGAAGCGGTTGACAGATCCTCGTACACACCATTCCCAGACACAACTTTTGAATCTTCATCAGCTTTAGTAGCATCAGTTAAAACTGGAGGCCGCTTAACTTCTGAGCACTGTGACGTAAAATCGAGCGTCTCAGGTAAATCGTCCGAAAGCTGTACGCGAGGAGGACCGGTAAATTTCTCGACCTTCTCCCTACACGTAAACTCATGAGCCATATAAGAGCTTAAAAGCCCTCTTGTCACTTTATCTGACAAAACGTTCTTCACTCGCATCCATCCGTCAATTGTCATCGAGGTTCCGATATCCTCGGTATACCGCATTTTGGCAGTGGCGCAATTGTCCCAAAGAGGCACAAGCCTTCCAAGGGGAGCATTGGGCCAGAACCCGGGGCATGTGTCCTGTATGAACAGATGCAAACCTTTCCCCGAGTACGCATCTTTCATGCGTATGGAACGTTCCCAACCGAATGAGAAGATGAAAGCTTCATTCAGCGGGAAATTCCCCACTGCTTTCTCATCACCCGTCGCGAGATATTTGCAACGAATATCGGCGGTGGCAAAAGTCGTTTTCAAGATTTTGGGCACCCACAAAAGGAAAATGTGGGGATGATCAACATTAATAGACTTCCGAATTTTGGTAGTAAATGCGGTAACAATTGAACGGGTATTTTCATCACATAGTTCAAAACTAGTGTGGGAATTATTCTTCAATTCGAGTGGAAAACAAGCTTGGAACATCTTCAAGTTGGCATTCACGGAAACCAGCGCGCTAGTAATTTGCTTGTACAATTCCTCTTCATTAGCGGCTGTCAGGACGATTGGCTTAGATCGAATAAGGGCCATAATTGTTAGCTTCAGCGATTTTAGAAGCTCTTCTCAAGCAGGTACTCCTCAACAGAAGCTCAAGTAGTGAGGAACTACTTCAAAATGAGCCTATCCCGTACAAGCGAGGACGTATTCAGTTGGTAAGTGAAGAGGATAAAACCACTCTTAACACTTCTTTCTTTGAGTATCGAAGACCCGGACTCCACCGGTTAATCGTTCTCAGAAAATGTCACCAGCGAAACTTCCACTGAATCCACAGTTAAGTAGGTAGTGGGAATCGAAATTCTGACGCCTATTAGAAGTTTCGATTTAGACAAATTGCTTGGTTGACGAAAGATCTTCTGCTCTCAAAGGGTATTTATGCTCAGATGAATAC